TCAACAAACAGCTTTGGGTGCGCTCGGCAGTGGTCGAGCGGGAGTGCAACTCGCAGAGTTTGGCACAGGGGCTGCGAGAGAACGAGCGTTATTACAAGCCGGTCTCTTGCAACAAGGTTTTGGTCAGGCACAACAAGCTAGACAACAAGACATTGCAAATAGATTTGGTCTTGGTCAAGCACAAGCAGGTATTGCTGGAGCAACACAAGGTTTAGGTGCTTTTCAATCAGGATTAGCAGGACAACAAGCACAGCTAGGACAAGCAACACAAGCATTACAAGGCACAGATATTTCACGTTTAGGTCAGTTGGGCGCACTGAACCAGGCGCAACAACAAGCAAATCTTGATGCACAAAGAGAAGCAGCAAGACAAGCAGCATTCTTACCACAAGAACAATTAGATAGATATGCTGCACAAGTAACAGGAATCATGGGTGGATACCCTGCACAATTCCAATCAACAAATGTTCCTAACCCTACACCATTACAAACTGCATTAGGTGTTGGTACAACACTTGCTGGTATCTATGGTGCAATAAATAATCCAGGTAAATTAAGTGTAAATTTATAATGAACAGAACTTTAAAAAGACCAATGTTTAGAATAGGCGGATCAGCTGGTACTGGTATTACATCAGGACTAGATCAACCACAAAAAATGGCTAATGGTGGTAGAACAGGTTATGCAAACGGAACACCTAATTTTCAAGCAACAGGTCTACCAGGTTTTTTGACACAGTTTGGTTTAAATCTTTTATCAACACCACCACAAGGTAATATATTTCAAACATCTGCAATAGCTGCACAAGATCCATTTAGAAGATTACAAGCAAGTCAAGCGGCAACAGCTTCGACAGCATCGGATAGAGCATTTAAAGAAAAATTACTTGAAAGACAAATAGAAGCAGATAAAGAACTTGCAGAGATAAAAAAGAAAGATTCTTTCTTTGCTGCACAAACACCTGAAGAACAGTTTAGAGAAAGAGCAAAAATTTATAGCGAATCTGCTATTCCTGTAATTAAAAACAATGCAACAGATTTAGCAAACTTTGAAGTAAAACATAGAAATGAAAACTATGTTCAATTAAATTTTGAATATGATAAAAGAACAAGACAATTTGAACCAGATTTTAGAAGTGTGCCTGAAGGTGCATTAACATATGATCCTGGAAAAGGAATAGCATATAGAATGACTCGTAGAGATGATGGAGTTCTTTTTCCTATTCCATTAAACCCTTTTACATTAGAACCTTTAGAAAATGCTGATGGTTCGGAGAGTTAAAAATGGCTCTAGTAGTAGATCCAAATACAGGCCGACTTGTCGATGAAAAAGAGTTAGGTAAAACTAAAGAACAAAGAGATAATAAAAAAGATATAAATGTAAATCTTTACGATGGTAAAGATGAAACAGATATTCAATTAGCTAGTGCTGAGGATAATAATGAAGTATCAGGTGCAACAGCATTTGTTGCAGGACTTGGATCAGGTGTTATAAAAACTGTTGAGGGTGTAGTATCTCTTGGTGCAGAACTCATGGACCTTGGAGCAACAGACGACGCTGCAGCAAGAGTAGAAGCATTTTTTGATAAAATTAATCCATTAGAAGAAATAGCTGAACAGAGAGCAATAGGTAAGATTTCAGAGGCGTTAGTTCAAGTAGCTATACCTGGAGGTGCAGGTGCAAAAGCAGCCCTTGCAACATCCTTAGCAATAAAAGGATTAAGAGCAAAGAAAGCTGGTAAGCTTGTAAGTTTTAAAAATCCTAATATAGCAAAAGGTAAAAAGAAAGCTGAAGAATTAAATAAATTATCAGGTACTGAAAGATTTGGTGCTGTTGTATTAGGGGGTGCAGCTGGAGAAACTCTTGTAGCTGATGTTGAAAATATAGGAAACATAAGTGATTTATTTGGACCTGATGCAGCTCTTGCATTAAATAGAGATGTAGAGTTAGATCCATCAGAGGACGCAGCTAGAAAATTAATGAACAGAGCAAAGTTTGGTGCAGAGTCTATTTTTCTAACACCATTTGTTTATGGTACAGGAGTTGCAGCAAAAGCATTATTAAAACGTGGTAAAGAACTTGCATACAGTAGCAGTGCTATTGCAAGAGGACTAGATAAATTTGCTGCTGCATTTAGATTTAGAGGCACAAAACCACAACAGGTAGCTGAAGCAAAGAAAACACAAAAAGCAAGAGAGATGAGAGATACAAACTTTGCAGAAGAACAAGTTGCACGAATAGATAGACAGGTAGACAAAGTGTTTCCAGAGTTTAGAAAATTTTTTAACGCATCGTCTGTTGAGGAGAGAAAACAATTTTTAACATTATTAGATGATGCTTTATTCAAAGGTGATCTAAATAAAGTAAAACTAGATCCTACTCTAGAAAAACAAATTAAAGAAAAAATAATAAAACGATTAGGTAAAAAAGAAGGATCTCAAGTAGCATTTGAGATATCAAAAGCTTTAACAAAAACAAGAGGTGAGTTTGGTAACCTATTAAATATAACAGCAGGTGGACCAGGAGCTAAAGTAGATTTACCTGCAGGTGTTGGTGTAGATCTACGTAAGATAATGGGTAATAGAGTTAAGAACTATATTGGTAATACGTTTGAAATATTTGAAAATGCAGAGGCAGGTTTTTTACAAAAGTATAAACCAGCAAGACAAGATGTAGACGCTGCTAAAAAATTATTTATGAGATATGCAGCTAAAAATGATAACCCTATTACAGAACTAGAAGCAGAGGGTATGGTAAATGATATTATCAAACAAGTTAGAAAAATGGACCCGAAAAGAGATAGACTACCAACATTCGCATATCAAAATCTATCTAGATCAGCTGATGATGCATTTGGATTAAAAACATTTGCACAGACTGTAGAGAAAAAATTACCTGGTGGTAAAAAAGAAATACAAGTTATAGGTAAAGGATCTAAAATATTTAGAGATCTATTTGGTGAGATTAACGATGTTAGACACTCTATCTTTGAAGGTATGAGTAGACTATCTGTAGTTGCTAGAAAAAATCAATTGTTTGATGAAATATTAGATGCAGATGAGATAGCAAAAGCAAATGTAAAAGCTGATACACCTTTTGGTCAAAGAGGTTTTTTTCATCCTACACCACTTGCAGCTAAAAGAGCTTTTGGTAACGAGCCTGAGATAGTTAAGATGGATGACTATGTAAAAGAATATTTTAAAGATGGTGTGTTGGTAAACAGATTATCTAATACATATACAACAAGAGAGATAGCTGAGAGTTTTACAAACGTATCTAAGATACAAGATTTTATGAGAGGTGAAACTGGTGGACCAATAGGTAAAACATTTTCATGGGGATGGCGTAATTTATTATTGACACCTAAAGCTGGTGCACAATACGCAAAAACAATTCTATCTGTACCTACACACATAAGAAACTTTTTAAGTTCTAGTGCATTTTCATTTGCTAATGGAACAATGTTTACAAATCCAAGAGTATTTAAACAAGCTATGGATAATGCTTTTGGCTCAGTACAAGTAGGTGGACCAAGAAAAGAATTATCACAAGAAAAATACAGAGAGTATCTAGAGTTAGGTATTGTAAACACAAACGTAAGACTTGGGGATCTACGTAATCTAATGAAAGATGTAAGATTTGGTGAAGGTAATTTTGCAACGGACAGTATCCTGTTTCCGATGATCAACTCGTTAGGTAAGAAAGCCGGCAGAGGTATTAAAAAAGCTGGTAAGTTTATGCAAGACTTATATGTTGCAGAGGATGATATCTGGAAGATTATAAACTATGAAGTACAATTAGTGCAAAGAGGAGATAGGTATGCAAAAGCAGGCATAAAGATATCACCACAGGCATTAAAACAAGAAGTTGCACGGATCGTGCAAGACACAGTTCCTAACTATGCAAAGGTTGGTGAGTTTGTAAGAGCTGCAAGGGTATCACCTTTTGGTAATTTCATGTCATGGCCATCAGAAGTATTTAGAACAGGGTTTGGAATATTTAGACAGATAGCTGATGATTTAAGAGATCCTGTAACAAAAAGTTTAAATCCAATAACAAGCACAAATCCTATGAAAGATTTAGGATTAAAAAGACTTGTGGGTATGGTTGGTGCTATGGGTATTATACCTTATGGTTTGATAAAAGGATCACAAGCTATCTTTGGTGTATCAAACGAAGAAGCAGATGCAGCAAATGATTTTGTGGCACCATGGGCTAAAAGTTCACAGAAAATATATTTTAGAGATCCAAATACAGACGAACTATTCTATATCGATTGGTCTAAAAACAATGTCTACGATACATTAACTAGACCATTTCAAACTTTACTACGTAATATTCAAGAAGGTATACAAGATGAAGAAATTTTATTACAGGGTTTTGTTCAAGGTATTGCAGAGGCTGCAGGAGAAACAGCATCACCTTTTATATCAGAATCTATCTACACAGAAGCGTTTATGGATATCTGGGGTAGAGAAGGTAGAACAAGAGAGGGTAAACAATTATATAATGATCAAACACCAGGACCAGAAAAAATTGCAATCATAATGCAACACTTAGGTAAAACTTTATTACCTACGACTCAACCGTTTCAAAGAACTAAAAAAGCATTTACAGGTGAGCCAGGTAAAGGATCTGAATTATATGAGATACCTTACGAGCTTGCAGGTATATTTGGATTTAGAGGCATTAAAGTTAATCCAGAAAAATCTATGGCATTTAAATTATTTGAATATCAAAAAGCAATATCTGATTCTAGAAAATTATTTACAGGTGAGATTGATGTTACAGAGATGAGAACAGCTAACGATGTAATAAATAGATACTATACTGCTAATAAAAAAATATTTGAAAACAGAAAAAAACTTTTAAACACTATTGAGAATGCAGAGATAGTTGGATTACCACCATTTAAAACGAGAGAGATATTTGAGAAAAGAGGATTACAATCTGATTACGATGAAATTACAAGCGGAACATTTGATCCATTCTTTCCATCAGAAAGACTACAAGAAGTATTTGCAGAGAATGCTAGAAGAGGTAATGTGCCAAACGTATTCTTTGAAGCAGAACCAACTCTTAGAGCTATGGAAGCTGTAATGAATACATTAACATTGTTTGATGATTTTGATTTAAAATTAAAAGATTTTTTACCAAACGAAGATCCACAAGGTCAATCAGCATTACCAACAATGCCGATGCCAAATATACAGCCAACGGCGCAACAAATTAGCCCAACAACTAACTTGACACGTACAGAGCAAGCCTTATTATCACCAGAAGAACAAGTAATAGCGAGTAGAACATAATGGCGAGAAAATCGGCACTACAAAAAATTGAATCTCATGAGAAGCTTTGCAGAATAATGCAAAAGCAAACATTTGAACAAATAAAAGAAATGCAAGATCGAATTAAAAGATTAGAGTATTGGATTGTTGGTGGTATGGGAGCCGTATTATTAATTTTATTAACAGATATAGCATGAATCTTTCGCGTAATTTTAGTCTTCAAGAATTAATTAAATCAGATACAGCTATACGTAAAGGTATAGACAATAATCCTAATGCAGATCAAATAGAAAAATTAAAAGCGTTGTGTGAAAATATTTTACAGCCGGTACGTGATCACTTTGGCAGAGTTAAAATAACTAGCGGATTCCGTAGCGTAGATTTATGTATGGCCATCGGCAGCTCGGCAAACAGTCAACATGCAAAAGCTGAGGCGGCCGATTTTGAATGTGTTGGCGTGGACAACGCTGAATTATTTGATTGGATTAAAAATAATCTTGAACCAGATCAATTAATCCTTGAGTACTACACTCCTGGCGAACCCAACTCAGGCTGGATACACTGCAGCTGGATACCTGAGGGTAGACGTGCATCATTTTTACATGCATTTAAGTCAGAGGGTAAAACTAAATACAAACCTATTCTTGGCAAAGCTAAAGATTTATTTTAATATATTAAACCAAGCTAAAATAACATATCGAACACCCTCTTCTAACATAGAGGCCATGTGTATATCTTCAGAATTAAATAAAATAATCTTTCCTGTTTTAGGCTCTGATTTAAAATCTTTTACAAAATTAACACCACCTTTGTAATTATCATTCAAATAAGTAATAGTTGTTTTGTCATAAAATTGATTATCTCTGTGCCATTTATGAGATTCTCCTACTGGCCATTCAGAAATTTCAATATTTTTTAAATAGTGTCCAGGATATATTTTAGAATATTTATCAACTAATTTTTTTATTGTATCATCTTCTTTACAGTTAAATAATCCTAATTTCATTCTTTTTTGAAAATATATTGCATCAGATATATTTTCTTTAAAATACTTAATACAATAAGTACACACTTCTTTATCTAAGAAATCTTCTATTACTATCATTAGATCCAGTCTTTTAATTCTTCACCTAATACTTCTGACGCAATATTAATTTTATCACGTAAAGCTTTTACAATCTTTTCATCTACGGTATCTTCTGTTATAAGATCGACATATGTTACCGATTTTGTTTGTCCTATTCTGTGCGCTCGGTCTTCTGACTGTAATCTTTTTTCTAAATCGTAACCATTAGAATAATAAATAACTGTATTAGCTTGTGTAAGCGTAATACCATAACCACCAGTCTGTGGTGTACCTACAATAAATCTACAGTTTTCATCGTTTTGAAATTTTTTAATATTTTCTTGTCGTTCTTCTTGTGGCGTTAAACCATAATAATCAACCACGGACCCCGGACCATACTTTTCTATAATACTTTCTATTATGTTTGTAATATCTCTTTGATAATTAGCCCAGATAATTGCTTTACCTTCTGTTTCTTCTAACACGTTCATTAATTCTGTAATTCTATTATTTGGTATTAACTGTGTAGACCCATCATCTGCTGTGAAATGTCCACAAGTTATTTGATGTAATCTCATAAGTTGAGTCAACACTGTTACAGTAGATGTAACTTTACCGTTTAATGTAGCAAGAGCTGTTTTTTTCATTTGTTCATAAATTTTTCTTTGGTCACTTGTAAGAACAATATGTCTTTTTGTAAAATTTTTAGGAGGTAGATCTAAACAATCTTCTTTTAATACTCTATAAGAAAAACCTTGAAGTTTATCAGATAGCTCTGCTAGATTTTGAAAAGCATGTACTACTTGTATTGTTCTACCTCTAACATGCATAGACTTCATGACAGCATATCTATTTCTAAACGCATAGTAAGATTGAAAATCTAAAAGAAACGGATCTAAAAATAAACATTGCGTATACAAATCTAATGGATTTTTTGTAACTGGAGAACCAGTCATAATACGTTTGTATTTAGCATGTTTACTAAGACTAATAATATTTTTAGTTCTTTTTGCTGTTGGTGTTTTAATAGTTGTAGACTCATCAATGGCCATTAAAGTTTTATGTGAGTTTAAAAATTTAGATGCAAACTTCATACCTTTGTCTGTACTAAATGCTTCAACATTCATAACTAAAATATGTAGTGCTGTTTCTGTTTCAAACAAACTTTCTAGTTTTTCTTGTTGTCCTTTTGTAATATTTGGTTGCCACAATACCGTCACATTTTCTATGTGGTCTACTAAATGCGTAGGAAGTTCTTGCTCATACCAGGTTTTTATTACACCTTTAGGAGCTACAATTAACGCACCATCAATTTTACCTTTATCGTAAAGCATAGACACGTTGTCTATCAACACTTTTGTTTTACCTGTACCCATTTCCATAAAGTACGCATATGTCTCTTTATTCCACGACTTTTCTAAAGCAGTTAATTGATGCTTATATGGTTTTGTTTTAAATTTATAATTCATCTTTCTATTGACTTATATATAAAGGATGTTATATGATTTGTCAATGTCAGAAAGAAAAGTTTATGTAATACAAGAAATACCAGGAAGCCAAGCAGGTAGTCCTAAAATAAATATTATGGGTGCAGCTGCTTATTCTACTTCAGGTAAATTTAATTTTTTATTACCAGAATTTTCTCAAATGATTTTTTCTCCTGGTCCATTAATTTTTAAATTAAGAAAAGGTTTAAAAAATTATAAGCCAGAAGATTATTTATTATTAACAGGTGATCCTGCAATCATTGGTGTTGCATGTTCTATTGTATCTGATATTACAAATGGTAAATACAATGTATTAAAATGGGATAAACAAGAAAGAAAATATTATCCTATTGAAATTAATCTATACGAGAAAGGAGAAATAGATGACAATTGATTTTGAAAAAGATCAACAAGATGCAATGAGTAGAACTGAAAATATTCAGTCTCTTGCAGATCAAGTACAAATATTAGAAGGTTTACATACTAGAATAGAGGCTAGTGAAAACAATCTAAAAGATTTAAAAAAAGAATACCAACGTGTATCAGGTGAGGTTATACCCACTATGATGTCCGAGATGGGTTTAGCAGAATTAAAACTTCAAGATGGATCACATCTTAAAGTTTCAACGTCGTATCGTGCTACTATTACAGAAGCAAATAAGGAATCGGCGTTTAACTGGCTTCGTGAAAATGGCTTAGGCGATATAATCAAAAATGAGATATCCGTATCGTTTGGTCGTAACGAGGATAACAAGGCGGCTGATTATGCCGAACTTGCAAAGAGTAGTGGGTTTCAACCAACACAAAAGATGAAGGTTGAACCCATGACTCTGAAAGCGTTAGTCCGTGAGCGTATTGAGGCAGGTAAAGAAATGCCAACGGAAATCTTCGGGGTGTTCTCGGAGAATAAGACAACAATAAAAAGGAACAAATAAACATGAACCAAGTAGCAACAAAAAAAGAAGGAGCATTAGCAACAAATTTGTTTGAAGCTGATGCACAACAAGGTGCTCAAAATATATCGCAAGAAGATCTTGCGTTACCATTCTTAAAAATTTTGGGTCAGCTATCTCCAGAAGTAAACAAAAGAGATGGTAAATATGTCGAAGGCGCAGAACCTGGCAAAATAATTAACACTGTTACAAATGAATTGTTTGATACAATTAATGTAATACCTTGTCATTATAAAAGGCAGTATATTGAATGGCAAGACAGAGGTACCAGCAGTGGTGCACCTGTTGCAATTCATGAACCAGACAGTGATATAGTTAGTCAAACCACTAGAGGTAAAGACTACAAAGATAGATTACCTAATGGTAATTATCTTGATAACACTGCAAATCATTTTGTATTGGTGCAAGGCATTAATCCACAAACAGCATTGATTTCTATGAAATCTACTCAACTAAAAGTAAGTAGAAAATGGAACTCAATGATGATGGGTATTAAAATGCAAGGTAAAAATGGATTATTTACTCCGCCTACTTATAGCCACATTTATAAACTATCAACCGTTCAGATGTCTAATGACAAAGGAACATGGTTTGGTTGGGATGTAAGTAAAGTTGGTCCTGTCGAAGATAAAAATATGTACGACATGGCTAAAAACTTTGCTACAAGTGTAGGTAAAGGTGAGGTCCAAGCTAAACACGGCTCAGAGGAGACAGAGTCTAAAACACCATACTAGAATCCTAGGTAGTGGGCGTCTAAGCGAGAGTGGATACGCCCACTTAAATAAAGCGCTATATGATAGAAAGATTTAAAAATATATTTACAGGATTAGAACGTGCACATGGTGTCACCATTGTAGAAGATACAAATGGCAATGGATCTAAAATTAAAGGTAAATCATTTGTAAAACGTCAACCAGTAACAGATGATCTTTGGCAGAAACATTTAGAAGGTAAAGAAAATTTAGGTATTATACCTATTAATGATGACAACCAATGTAGATGGGGTTGTATTGATATTGATTCATACGCAGGTTTTGATCATAAAAAATTAATAGATAAAATAACAAACATGAAATTACCTTTGATTGTTTGTAGATCAAAATCAGGTGGAGCACACGTATTTTTATTTACGTCTGATTATGTACCAGCAAAATTAATGAGAGATAAACTAGTGCAGATAAGAGCTGTGTTAGGTTATGGTAATTCAGAAGTATTTCCAAAACAAACAGAATTAAAATCGCAAGATGATACAGGAAACTTTCTTAACCTTCCATATTTTAATTGTAAAAATTCTGTTAGATATGCATTTAAAAAAAATGGTGAAGCTGCTACATTAGATGATTTTTTTGACTTACATACTTCAAACTATTTAGATCAAGATGCTTTACAAGAATTACAAATAAAAAGACCTGAAACAAAATATTCTGATGGACCGCCATGTATTGAATTAATGTCAGAAAATAAAATAGGTGAGGGTGGTAGAAATAATGCACTGTTTCATTATGGTGTATATGCAAAACAAAAATGGCCAGATGGATGGAAATCTAAATTGATTGTATTTAATGAGACTGCAATGGAAAAACCATTGTCAGATTCTGAAGTAGATATTGTTGTTAAACAACATGATAAAAAAGATTGGGGCTATAAATGTAATGATCAACCAATGTGTAGTTTGTGTGACAAAACATTATGTAGATCTAGAAAGTTTGGTATAGGTCAAGAAGTATTATTTCCAAATCTTACAGACTTACAGGTCATAGATTTAGAAGATCCATATTATTATCTTAATGTAGATGGTGAAAGATTAAAGTTAGAAAGTGTAAAACATTTAAGACAACAAAGTTTATTTCAAGAAGCGTGTATGGTGCAATTAAAAAGTAGACCACCTACATTAAAAGAAAAAGACTGGGTGCACATAACAAATATATTATTAAACAATGCTGAAGTTACAGAACCTGCAGAAGGTTTGCGTACTGAAGATCAATTACAAAATCATTTACAAGAATATTGTTTGAACAGAACACAGTTAGATTCAAAAGAAGATTTACCAAGAGGTGGCACTTGGACTAACAATGGTTGTCATCACTTTGTATTTGATAAATTTTATCATAATCATTTGATGCGTAAACGTTGGGATCTTGGCTATTCAAGAACAGCAGAGATGTTAAGAGAAAAATGTGGATGCACAGATAAAAGAATAGGTAAAAATAAATTATCTGTTTATGTAGTAGAAGAATTTGAAAAGAAAACAGAAGAATACAAACAGAAAAAATTAAAAGAGGAGACGCCATATTAATGCGACCGGAGCATCAATTATCTCTTTGGGAAGATCCAAAACAAATTATTTTAGAAAAAGAAAAGGTAGATTTGTCTACTTTAAAAACTTTAAAAACAAGAAAAAGAGCTATGAATCTTTTACCAAAAGAAAGATTTTTTATATATAAAACAGGTGGCATAAATCCTTTTATGAAAGAATTAGGACCTATATTTCCAGTTATAAAAAATGATAAGGGAAAAGTATTAGCTCAAAGTCTTTTAACAACTGGTAAAGATGCTCCATATCCACATATAAATATTAATCTTTACATAAATGGAAAGAAAAATTCTCTTAAATGTTTTTTACATAAAATGGTTGGACTTGCATTTTTAAAAAATAATGATTTTGAAAATAAATATATAATAGATCACTTAGATGGTAATATATTTAATTACATGCCCGACAATTTAGAATGGGTCACACATTCAGAAAATCAAAAACGAAAAAACAAAAAATGAAAACAATTGTATTAGGACCACCAGGAACAGGAAAAACAACTACATTATTAAATAAAGTAGATGATTATCTTAAAAAAACAGATCCTGACAAAGTAGGGTACTTTGCATTTACACAGAAAGCTGCATATGAAGCAAGAGACAGAGCAATAAAAAAATTTAATTTAGATGAAGATGATCTACCATATTTTAGAACACTACACTCATTGGCATTTAGAAGACTTGGTATTAAAAAAGAAAATGTAATGCAACGTAGACATTATCAAGACTTTGGTAAAAGAGTAAAGGAAGAAATAAATTATGCAGATTATGAAAATGATCACAACGGAATTTTTACATCAGACAGCGAGTATCTTAGAATAGTAAATCTTGCAATATTAAAAGGTATTACAGCTGAACAACAATATAATTTACAAGAACATAATCAAGATTTAGAATTAGATAAATTAAAAATAATATCAAACGAATTACAAAGATATAAAAAAGAACACAATCTTATAGATTTTAATGACATGATATTAGA